CCAGATTCTTTTGTGTTTCTGAATTGGTTTTATCCACTTGACCGGATTGAATGTACTGTTGCATTTTCTGCATCTGTTGCTGTAACTGCACTAATTGTGGGTCTTGTTGTGGCTGCAATATCTGGCTCAACCTATCCCTTACATCTCCATCTAAACGGTAAAATTGTAACGATTCTCCAAGGAAGGACAGCCCCTGCTGAACCTGTCCCACACCCATTAACTGAAAAGCCGCCTGTGACAACATCACGGCTGTTTCTTGCTTCTCATCCGTTGAAAGTGCGGCTTCCTGTATGTCAATATCATATTCAGGTGCTAATTTATCCTCGGACAGTTTAAAGAACTCATCACTACCATCTTGGCCAACCATGCGCACTACTGCACCACGGTTATTCTCAACCCAAATAGGGATAAGGTCGAGCATTAGGCGGCAATCTTCTTTTTGATATAAGGTAATTGAATCAAAATAACGCGCGAACTTGGATATAACTTGCCGGATACGGCGCTTATAAAGCACACCTGATTGGTCTTCTTTTCCAATATCCCCCATAAATGCAGGGTCAACACCATTGCGATTAAGGGATTGGTCAGCAAGTGCAATGATATTTTCCAAGCCGGTTGGAAGAGCTGCCTTTGTTTTCTCTTGAATTTTTCCGGCAAGTAACGCGCCAGGATTAACCACGATAACCGCATCAGTTTTTGACCACTTACTCTCAAAGTCTGCAATGTCTTCAACTGCGTCATCCTCAATCATCACGCCGCCCTTAGAGTTGGCGGCAATTGTAAACATCAATTCGGTGAGGGCTTTGTTCTTATATTTCTGTGGTTCCATAAGGGTGTTAACCATCCCCATCCACATTTTACGGTTTTTGTTCCAGTTGCCCGTTTTGAATTTAATAGAAAATCCAGACTGCGAAACAGATTTAAACCATGTAAACACATGCTTGCCACTTACTACAGCGGTGTAGAAAACTTTACGTTTAAAAGGAATCGGGTCAATTAAATCACCAAACTCCTTAACAAGTTTACTCTTAGTAGTCGCATCAAAAGTCAGATTTTCTGCCGTTGGGTCAAAAGCAAACATATCTTCTGATTTAGTATCGCCTGGTAATTCTATCTTATCTTTAATAATATCCAGCCGCAATTTAATATACATAGCATCAAGTGGGTCTTGGGCGGTATAAAGAGGATTTGCAGCTTTATAGAAAGTCTCATACTCAAACCACTGATGATTAAAAACCCTCACCATGTCAGCTTCTTTGGAAGTCCATTCAACTGTATTATCCAGTTTGATTTTGGAATAAATGCCGCCGTATGGATTAAATATATAACCACCATTTGCAGGTTCTTCCGTACTTACTTCCTCAAAATCCGCTGATTTAGAATCCTGGAATAATTGCAAAGCATCACGAAGTTCGTAATCTTCCCAATAACCCGCCCACCGCGAGGCCATTAAATTTTTACTGAAATCAGTTGGGTCCCAATAAACGCAATCCCCCATGAGTTTTTTCTTAACTACCTCACCATTTGGCATAGTAGTAACATTGCCTATATCATAACTAAGTTCGGTGTCTATAGCGCCATATCCAGCCACTAACATATCAAGGTCTTGATCTGATTCCAACTGGTCAGCATTACAACGCTCGCGGTGATAATCAAGCAACGCATTCATGTTTTTGGAATAAAGTTGCTGTCCTTGGTTCTGATTAAGACGAGCAATTGCTTTGGCCCGCATACGGTTCTGCATCATAAACCCAGCAACAGCATCCACGGCTGGCTGAACTTCATTAAAATTAACTATAGCCCGGCGTTTGCGTCCCCAGGTATCCATGAATTGTATGCGGTCAGAATATGTCATCAGGTCGGCATTATAAAATGAGCATGATGATTCTGTATTTTCATATTGTTGGGAGAGGCCGCGTTTACTAATTTCACGCTGCTTGCGGAATATTTTAGCAATAGCAGCTTCATTCATTATTGTAGGAATATCATTGTAATTATCATCATCTTTTGGATTATATGTCATAATTACCAATTATTCCAATCATCAGGTTGTTCGGGTTTTTGAAGCGCTCTTTGCACCATATTAGCCTTAACCTTGGGAAATTGCAACGATAATTCTACATTTTTTATCCGTGAAATGGCATCTAGTATATCATCCCACCTAGCTTTAGGAAAACTAGCCATCTCACCTTTTAATTCTACAATGAGGTCAAACTTACGTCCTTGACTATCTACATACGGCAATGTTGCTGGCACATAAAATCTATGCTGCTGCATAATGGGGACAAGCGCCCCTTTAATTCTTTCCTCTTTAATTTCGTTACCGCCAAGTTCTATAACGCTAAAATAATAAGCATCTTGTTTGTGTTTTTCTTTTATATAATGCGCATCTGTCATCATGCCGATTTGCTCAACACCGACTTTAGGAGGTTTGCCGCATAGTTGATTCCATTTTCTATGTACCATAAATTAGGTATTCACTCGGTCAGTGGCATTAAGCCTGTCGCGCACCATATCAAGTAAGTAGTAATTATTATCGGCGCCGAGGCCAATAACTACAATTACAGTCCAATCGGATAATTTCTTTTTCTTGCGGTTCATGTCATCACCGCCCGCCTGATCCATAATGATAACTACGTTCATCTCTGTTGGCTTAATTGCGCCTTGATGATAAAGCTGCAGCCAATCCTCTTTAAATTCACCTCCGCCAAGCGGCACAGGGTCTTGTAGATATTGACCTACATAATTATATTCAGTGAGATTAAGGCGTAATTCGTCAAGGTCTGTGCGCGATAAACGAGTAGAAAGAAGCTTGTTACTTTCCATTGTCCAAGTTTTATTGTTGCGTGAATAACTTATAGTTTTGCCTTTATTTTCCGCAGGCAATTTTAAAAGATAATAGCCTCCATCTTTGAGTAAATCTCCGGCAGGGTCTTGCTCGTGCAGGCGCTGCATTATAAGTGCTAATCGTCCATCAGAGAATTTATTAAAACGGGAGAATAATGTAGAGCGTATCTCACTAATAGCAGTAAGCCGGATTGTATCGGAGCCAGCCTCTTTGGGTGAAATTGGGTCATCGATAAGTAAAGTTTTGCAACCAAATCCTGTAATAGTTCCGCCTATGCCCGTTCCTTTATATTGCCCACTTTTTGAGGTAGTGAAATAATCTTTCTGGTCTTGCTCGATAAGGGTATCTCGGAAAGTATCTTTGTACCAATCATGTTTAATTATTTGTCGCGCCTTAACGACATTTCGCTCTGCAAGCGTGTGGGCATAACTTGCGCCTATGAATTGATGATGCGGCTCTTTACCCAGCGCCCATGCTGGGTATAGTTGGGCTACCATGACAGATTTAAGACAGCGAGGAGGAATGGTTATAATCAAGCGTCTTAGCTCTGAATCGCCATTAAATTGCGCTTGGAGGTGTTCAGCTAGGCAATCTAAATGCCAACTATATTCAAATTGCGTACCAGGCTCAATAATAGTAAACGCCTTCTGCGCAAACGCACCAAAGTTTTCGCGGCACATTGCTTGTAATAGCTTATATTCAAACGACATCTAGCAATCGCGCTCCAAAACCCTTCTCTCCTAGCGAAAGAAAATATTTATATCCCAATTCCTTAATTTTTTCATAAGTATTATATGGTAATGAATGAAATTCAAAAAGTCGTCCATCAATATTATGGAATATATATGGTTCATAATATTTTTCGGGTCGCTCCGCCAGCCCTTCTTTTTCTTTTATTATTTCCATGATTTCTATCTTTTAAATCGAGAATTTGCTTGCAACGTTTTGTTTTAAAGGATGTATATTATTCAATGCGTGCACTTAACTTAACTTTTTCAGATGGAGTAGGCCAGACAATACATCTACCAACTTCATTAATCGTATAATAAGCTGGGTATCCAGTTAGTTTACGTACAGCAGGACTCATTTTTAAATAATCTTCCCAGCTAACTTGTTTAAGCTCTATATACATACTCATATTTAACCTTCTTTATTCCGCTCTTAAATTCCACAATTCAATAACCTCTTCT